CCGCTGAGCGGCGGCCCACCTCCCGGGGGCCCGCGGTCGATGGTGCGGCTGCGTTGGGGGCGAGACATCGGGCGGCCTCCTTTCGTGGATGCGATGCTCATACGACCGTGACGCCTCGCGTGGCGTAGTCGGCTTTGAGGGATTGAAACGCCTCGTCGATCTCCGCCGCACTCAGCGAGCGCTGGTAGATGGCGGCGAAATAGGCGTTGAAGTTGTTCGTCGTGATCGAGTCGGTGAGCTGGTTGCTCCCGATGGCGATCTGCGTCGTCGCCCACGCGCCGCGCGCAGCGGCGGTGTTCAATTGCGCGGAGGTCGCGACCTGCTGCACCCCGGCGCTGTAGTAATAGAGCTTGCCGAAGCCCCCCGTCCCCCGTTGGTTGTTCTTCCGGCTCAGGACCACCGCCTCGAAATAGATGTCGGTGTTGGCGGGCGAGGGCCGATTCGCACCGCTGCTGTTCGCGGGCTCCCCGTTGGCGCCGTAATTGTTGGTGCCGAACTGGCGGAAGCCCACCCATGTCGAGGCGTGCCCCATGGCAAAGAGCTGGACCCCGGCGCCTCCCTTGCGAATCAGGATCAGCGTGGCGTCGTCAGCGGGCGCAATGCCGGTGAGGAAGCCGTAGCCAGTAGTGGCGCTGCTCCGCAACTTCGCGCTGACCGCGTCGTAGACGATCTGGCTGCTCGGGTCCTGCAAGGTGAGGGGCTTGCTCGGGTTGGCGCGGTTCTTCTGTGATTCCGCCGCGCTTACGCCGAACACATACTCCCCCACCAGCTTCCGCCGGTTGGGGAGGCGGATGCCCTTGAGGGAGCCCGTGGTGAAGATGGCGTCGGCCAGCTTCAGGTTGACAGCGGTCATGCGAAAGACTCCTCGAAAATCAAGGACGGCGCGTACATCGGCACCTCGCGGGGCAGGCCCGGGTCGATGTCGCAGGTGTCGTGCAGGTTGCCGCCCAGTGCGGTGAAGCCGTAGCGCAGCTTCCCGGGCAGTGCGTTGGTGAGCGTGATCCGCACGCGGCGCGACTTCGGGCCCACCAGCGCCACCGAGACGATCGGGTTGTCGGTCACGCCATCGGTGCCGACCACCGAGAAGCCCTGGTTCGCGACCTGATCGAAGAAGGTCGTGGAGAAGGCGAGGGGGTAGCCCGTATCGGGCCACTCCGCCTCCACGACCTTGCCGGTGCGGATGATGCGCTGCGGGTACATCGTCGGCCACGTCGTCTGCCGCTCGTTGACCATCCGCTTCGCGGCGAGGCCGTAGTAGGCGCCGATGTGCGGGTAGCCCGTGCCGGCGCAGTGCACGTTCGTCGCGTCGAAGTGCTCGGCGATGTAGGTCGCCGTCGCGAGGATGTAGTTGGGGTTGGCCTTCGCCATATCCAACTGCGCGAGCGCCACGTTGGTACTCGTCGCGGTCGGCGCCCCCAGCAGCGTGCACTGGTAGCCGATCATCTTGATGTCATGGGCCTGCCCCGTGATCGCCTTGATGTCGGTGTTCAGGTCGGTGTAGAGCTGTTGCAGCAGCGCGAGGTAGGTTGCGCGCGAGGTGCCGTCCTGGGCATCACGCTCACCATGGGACCAGTAGATGACATCGACCGCGAAGGTCACGCCGAGATCCTGGGCGCGGGCGAGGCCGTAGGTGACGTCCGCGATCAGGTTGGTGTAGCCGGGCGTGCCTTTGCTCAGGCCCGCGATAGCGGTGTTGGAGACGCCCGGCGCCGAGCCCAAGAGCTGGTACTGGAAGTCGGTGTAGTTGATGCCGTCCTCGTCGCGGAGGAGCCGCTTCTGCATGCGGAAGGCGTTGCCCAGCGAGGTCTCGCCGTTGCCGGTCGGGGTGCTGCCCGACACGGGGCGCTCCTCGTAGGCGATCAGCGAGGCGTGATTCTGGTCAGCGGTGCCCGTACCCTCCTGTGCTCGCGGGCCCGCCCAGGCGGTGCCGTTGGCGTTGAACATCAGGCAGTCGAAGAAGCCGTCGCCCTGGTTGGAGAGCGTATTAAGCGTGCCGGCCTGCCCCAGCGAGAGCGATTGCCCGTAGATGATCTGCATCACCAGGGCAGCACTGAAGAAGAGGTTCTTCGTGCGCAGCCGGCGCTGCAGATCGTACTTCTGGTAGCCCAGTGCCACGTCCGCGTCCAGGCTGGCGAACTTGTGCACGCCCGCGCTGACCGTCATGGAGGCGTTGCCGTTGCCGTCCTGGACGGCATAGTCGACGCCCGCCAGAGGCCGCGCAGCGAGCGGCGTGGTCACAGCGGTCGTCGGAATCGGGCCCACGCCCGCCATCGCCGTCGCGACACCGGCGACGTTCTGGTAGGCGAGGAGCGAGAGGCCATCCGCCGACTGCACCCAGTAGCCCTTGTCGGCCCCAGGCAGAAAGGAGGGCGTCAGGGCCACCGCGGCGCCCGTCAGGCCTGCGCTGGCCGCGAAGCTGGCGGTCGGGGCGGTGACCGCGGCTCCGATGGCGAGGCCGCTATCGGTGATGGTCACAGCGGTCAGGACATTGCCCGCCACAGTGAAGGTGCCCGTCGGATAGACCAGCCACCCCGAGCCGCCGGAGAGGGCGAGGGCGAAGGTGCCGTTGGTGCCGCCTGCGCCGGGGGTGATAGCGCCGACACCCGACTGCTGCAACACCTTCGGGACATTGCTCGCAGCGGAATTCGGGAACGCCTTCGACACCGAGCTCGCAAGCCCGACGCTGCCGAGCGCTGCATTGGCGCCCGCAAGTGCGGTGTTGAAGCTCAGGGTGCCCGCCGCGTAGTCGGCCTCGGCCTGCGCCGTCGCGGCTTGGCCGCTCGCCAGGAGGTCGCGCAGCCGCTTCGCCTGCCCGATGGCAAAGAACATATCCGCGTCGCTCAGGGGAGGGGCGACGAAGATGATGTCCTCCAGCAGGCAGTCCTGGTCGGGGACGAAGGCCTGGACGAATTGCCCGCTGGCCGGGAAGACATGCGCGCCGAGGGAGTCGAAGATGTCGACTTGGTAGCGCGTGCCTTGGGTGCCCAGGGCGTTCGGGAAGACGAAGATGTTGCCGAGGCCGTTGGCGTCGCAGGCGAGGTTGGTCGGCCCTGCGGGCACGGTGCCGCCGGTGTCGACCGTGTAGACGTCGTCGCGCAGCAGCGTCAGGCGGAGGGTGCCATTGGGCACAGTGGTGCCGACGACCTCGAACAGGTTGACGGCGACCTTCCTGGTTGGAATCGTCATGTCTTAATGCCTTCTTCTGGGATTCAGGTGGTCGGGCCCTGCGGCGCCATGCGCGCGTAGAAGCCTTGGCCGTCGGAGAGCAGGAGGAAGATGGAACCGGGGCGCTGGAAGACTGGCCGCCAGCAGGCCGGGGTGGGCTCGCCCGCCACATCGACGATCGCAGCCTTGAAGAGCGGGCGCAGATCCTCCGGGATGCGCTCAGCCACCTCCGGGGCTTGGCAGGGCTCCATGGAGAGCTGCACGCGCACGCGATCCCCCTCCTTCATCTCCGAGTGCACGGGGGCGCTCAGGCCGAAGACCAGGAGCAGCGCGAAGGCCAGCATCAGCAGGAAGGCGAGGGGGCCGGGGTACTTTTGGATGAAGCGCCGCATGTTCGTATCTCCTCAAAGGTTGAAGTCGGGAAGCACGGGGTCAGGGAAGCAGCGGCAGTTGGGGCCGCAGCCGGCGTGATAGGGCGCGAGGCCCTTGTCTGTCTGAGGCGGATCGTCCCAGCGGACATACTTGCCGTTCTGGGCCTTGTGTGTGGGCCGAACCGCGCCGTCCTCGCTGGTGCGCCAGATGTAGCCCTCGCTGCCCGCGTACATGGCGCGGGCCTGCGTGAAGCTGGAGGCCGCGCGGGCGACCTCTGTGCGCGCGATGAGCGTTGCCCTGGAGGCTGTCACCTTGCCGCTGGCCCGGATCATCTTGGCGATCTCGTCCGCGCGTCTCGAGTCGACGAGGCCCTCCTGCACCAGCGCGTGGACGCGTTGCGCCGCCTTCCTGGGCAAGGACTGGATCAACTCCACCTGCTGCGACATGAGCGCCTGGAACACCATGCCCGTCGGCGCCTGCTCAATCTCCGCGCGCAGCGAGCGCCCCATGTCCTTGCTCAGACGCTTCCACGCCTGGAGGTTGCGACGCTCGACATCCGCCAGCATGTAGCGGCTCACGCTCTCGGCCCAGGGTCGGAGTTGCTCCGCGTAGCGTTCGAGCGTGTGCCGGATGTAGCGCTCCGCGCCCTGATCGACAAAGCCGTCGTGTGCGAAGCCTTCGATGATGTTCTGCACCGCCCTCGCAACGCTGCGGAGCCGGGCCGCGTAGGAGCGTTCGGCCACGCGAGCATCCTCCCACCGGCTCCGCTTCCCGGTGCGGTCTAGTCGCGCCATGGCTCCTCCTTACTTGACGAGGGGCTTGCGCTGTTGCTTGCCCTTCTCTTTCGCCAGCCGCTCCGCGTGTTGGCGGCCCTTGTCGGCCTCCTTGGCGGCGTGCTCGCGGGCCTTGTCGGCTTCGCTGGCCTGATGCTCCCGGTCGGCGTCGGCCTGATCGGCTTCGTGCTCCAGGCCCATCTCCATCTCCGCCATCGGCGCCATGACCTCGTCGTCGGCCTCTTCGATGGCCTCGTCGGTGATGTTGGTGAAGACGCCTGTCAGACGGCCCACCTGACGCAGCTCCCGGAGGCTGGTCTGGCGCCCGATGAGGCCGTTCTCGTAGGCCCCACCGATGGCATCGCCAACCGTCTTCGCGACGTTCGCCTTCTCCTCGGGCTTCATCTGCCAGAGCGAGGCGAAAGCCAACTCGAAGTCGTCACTCAGCGTGATCCCCTCGCTTGCCGCGATGCACCGGTAGGTCGTCGTGACGCCTGTGTGCATCTCGGCGTTCTGGTCCTGGCTGATGCCGTCGTAGTAATTCCGCATGTCGCTCTCGCCGGTGCTATTCAGGCCGGCCGGGCTCTGCCCGAGGAGGCGCGTCAGCGGGATCTGGAGCGCGCCGCTGAGTTGCATGGCGAACTGCATCAGGATGTCGTCGAGGCCCGAGAAGGTGCCGGCGCTGCCTTGCACATCGAGTTCGTCGGAGGCGTCGATCAGCGAGAGGCCCTCGATGTTCTGGAAGCGCCGCATGTTCTCGGTGTAGGCGACGAGGCCCTGGAGAGCAGCGCCGCCGGCCGCCACGATGTCACGGAGGCCCTCCACCTTGAGCGTGCGCAGGAAGGCCTTGTAGACCAGTTGCGCGGCGCCGCTGCTGGCGCTGTCGTAGGAGAGCATGCGGTCGTTGATGCGCTCCAGAACGCTCTCGCCCCAGAGGTTCTCCGTGAGGGCTTGGTTGTAGGGGAGCTGGATGCCGATGTGACGCAAGGCGATGCGGCTATAGTGGATGACCGCGCCACGCAGGGCGGGCGCATTGACATGCACCTTGTAATACTTCGGCAGCCCCAGATCCGGGCCGAGGTCGGTGACCAGATCGGTGAGGTCGGGCTCCAGCATCCAGCGGTCGAGGACCAGCAGCCCCTTGTACTGGCCCGCCCCGATCGTCTCCGTGCGGAGCGGGGTGCGGAAGTCCTGGCCCTCCACCATGTGCACAGCGATGCCTCCCCCGTAGAGGCGCCCCCACTTGATCGCCTCCGCCAGCTTCGGCCAGATAGCGAGCTTGGTGGCGCATTGCTCCATGCAGGCGGCGTCCTCTGGGGCGAGCTCCGTGACAAACTCCACCCCGGCTCGCGTCATGTCCTCGGCGACGCAGTCGATGGCGGCGCCCGCCAGCCAGGAGCCGCGGTACATCCATTCCAGCAACTGCCTGTTGCGCGTGATGGGGTTGAAGCCGTAGCTCGCGGTCGTCAGCGGGTTGTCGGCGCCGACCCCCATCTTGTGCGCGAGGTTGATGAAGTTATCCATCGTCACCGGGGCGACGAGGGGCTGGCCGCTGGTGGGGCTCTTGCTCGCCTTGACGCCCGGCTTCGGGCTGGGGAAGGCCGCAGCCCTGGCCTTGGCGTCATCACGCGTCGCCTGACGCGCCAACGCCTTTACTGAGGTCTTCCTCATGCTGTGCTCCAAAAGAAAAAGCCGCCCGAGGGCGGCTGGTGGCGAAGAAGCGGAGAAGGGCTTTTACGCGTCCTTCCCGAACTTCTGCTTGTGCGCCTTCTCCAAGGCGTCCAGCTCGCGCTCGGTCTTGAAGACGTCGGCGCGGTGGTTGTGGTAGTGGACGGGGGAGACCTTCTTCGCCCGCATGTTCTCCACCAGCTTGCGTAGCTTCTTGATCTTCGCCGCGCTGGCGGCTTCCTCGCCACCTTCGCCAGAGGAGGAGGAGGAGGAGCCACCCGAGCCGAACTTGCCATCAGGGGCGCGCGGGTGCTTGCTCTCCTGCCAGTTATCGCTGGTGGCGGCGGAGTGGTGGATGTGGACGTGGATGTCGCGACGCATGTTTCGTTTCCTTTCCTTTTATGGGAGCACGCCCCAATGCTAAACCGTAGCGGGCTGCACCAGCTTGAGCCCCAAGGCTGCGAGAGCCTGCACCTCTTGCCCTTGCGCGTCGGCGCGGATCGTGACGGCCGCGTAGAGCGCCTGGATCTGCGCCAGCGTGATGGTGCTGCCGCCCGCCGCCTGGTAGGCGGCAAACGTCGCGGCGGCGTCTCCCAGCAGCGCGGCGAGCTGGGAGTCGACCATGCCGGTACTGACCCAGTGCGTCGGAGCGCCCGTGCCGGTCGCGCTGAGGCCGGTCAGCCAGAGGCCGTCGGCCGCTCCCTGCGGGGAGACCTGGAGCGCCAGGGCGCGGGCCGTGGCCTTCTGGGAGTCGGGCACGACCATGAAGCGGTGAATCATTGCGGTCATAGCGCGATCCCCATGCGAGAGCCCACGAAGCGCTCGACGCGGGCTCGCGTGGCTGCGTCCGTGGCAGCGCCGCGCCCGAGCAATTGGTAGGTGCGGCCGTTGAAGGGGATCGTGTTGTTTCCCCGCTTGAACGCGTTGAGTGGTTGCGCTGCGAAGTTGCCCGTGCCCTGAG